TACCGCAGGGGCTTTCCTCCTTTCACCCTGCGCCGCTGCGGCGTGTGCATACGCGGCGGCCCGGCCTAACCCTCCCGCCCTGGGTGCCTTTGCCGAGGGGCACCCAGGGCACCCGTTAAGGACCCCGCACCCCCCTGTGTAGGTACTCCCCAGCAGGAAAAGCCGTGCGGGGCAAGGAAAGCCCGACATTTTAGCCTGTGAAAACAGAAAAAAATCCGGCTGTTACGTTACGGTTTTTTGAAATGCCGGGAAAGTTATACCCCCCTACGGGGGTATAAGCCGAAAAAAGAGCGGCGAAAAAAACGAAATCGACCAAAACCGGAAAAGCGAAACCGGCGGGCGGCCTGCGGTGCCTGCTGCGCCCGAAGTCCTGCGATCATTCGCGGGGGTTATGTAGGGCACAGCCTGGGCACCGGCGGGGAACCCTGCCGGAGCAAAAAGGAGGTGGCGCCGGTGGCGGAAAAGAAGCAGACCGGCGGCACCGGAAAGCGGGCAAAGAGCGAAAAGCCGGCGGTGCTGTCCGGCACGGTGCCGGAGTGGGCAAGCACCACGGTGATCTCCCAGCTGCTTGGAAAAACGGTCCGCCGTGTGCAGCAGCTGACCCAGGAGGGCGTCCTGGAAACGGAGATCCCGCCCGGCGGCGGTGCCCGCAAATATCGAACCTGCGCCACGGTCCAGCGTTATGTGGCATACGTCGAGGCGAAAGCCCAGGAAACCGGCGAAAACAGCCGGGCGGCGGAGTTGACGCTGAAAAAGCTGGAGGCGGAGGTTGAACTGAAAGAAAGCCAAGGCCAGCTGCACCGCCTGAAAACGGCCATTGCCGAGCGGCGATACCTGCCGACAGAGCAGGCCACCGCGGAGCTGAACGAATTTCTGGAAACATTCAAGCGTTTTGCGCTGAATATCCCCGCCCGCGTTGCCGCAAATCTGACGGGCGCGGCGGACGCCGTGACCGTGCGGGGCGTGGAGCGAAGCCTGCGGAAAGAGCTGGAGGCCATGCTGGAAACATTCGTGGACGCCGCGGTGCAACGGGAGGAGCGGACGGAGGAATGAAGAAGTTCCGGCAAAAGCCGTTTACCGCGCCCGCGTGGATCTGTGACGCGCTGCAAACCCTGCGACCGGCGGAGCGCCTGCCCGTGTCGGAGTGGGCGGAGAAATACCGCGTACTGCCGAGCGGGAACGCGATCCCCGGCCCGTGGCGAAACAGCGTGACGCCGTACCTTGTGGAGATCATGGACGCCTTTTCCGACGACATGGTAGAGGAGATCGTTTTCGTGAAGCCCACGCAGGTGGGCGGCACCTCTGCCATGGAGAACGCGCTGGGCAGCCTGATCGCGCAGGATCCCGCTCCGACCATGATCGTTTACCCGTCGGACGACCTCGCAAAGCGCACGGTGGAAAGCAAGCTGGAACCGATGATAAAGAGCTGCACGGCGCTTGCGAAGAAATACCGAGAGAACGAGAGCGAAAAGCTGGCGCTGAAATTCGCGGATATGACCGTGTGGCTGACGGGCGCGAACAGTCCGGCGGATCTGGCAAGCACGAATATACGAAACCTTTTTCTCGACGAAGTGGACAAATTTCCGGCGGCGAGCAAAAAGGAGGCGGATCCCGTTTCCCTTGCGCGAGAGCGCACAAAAACCTATTTCAACCGAAAAATTTTCATGGCCAGCACACCGACGCTGAAAAGCGGGCATATCTGGCGGGCCATGGAGCGGGCGGAGGTGGTCAAGCACTATTTCGTCCCGTGTCCGCATTGCGGAAAGTTTATCGAGCTGAAATTTACCTGCATCAAATGGCCCAGCAAGGACGATGTGCCGGACAGCGCAGACCGCGCGGAAATGGCCGTGTACGCCTGCCAAGAGTGCGGCGGCGTTATCACCGATCAGGACAAAGGGAAAATGCTGCGCGGCGGGCGGTGGCAGAATGTTGTCGAAAAGTCCAAGACGCCCAAAAGCGTAGCGTTCTGGATCAACACCCTCTATTCCCCGTTCACCCGCTTTTCCGAGATCGCCCGCGAGTTCATGCGGAGCAAGGACGATCCCGAATTGCTGCACAACTTCACCAATTCGTGGCTTGCAGAGCCGTGGGAAGATACGAAGCTGAAAACAAACGCCGATCTGGTGCTGGAGCGGCAGACGGAAACGCCGGAGTGGACGCTGCCGCCATGGACGAAGCTCATCACCGGCGGGATCGACGTACAGGAAAATTGCCTGTACTGGACGATCCGCGCCTGGGGCGACTACATGACCAGCCAGAACGTGGCCCACGGGCAGGCGCTTTCCATGGCAGAGGTGGAAAAGGCCATGAACGTGGAGTTTTCCCTGCCGAACGGCGACACGGCCATGGTCAACCTGGCCCTGATGGACAGCGGCGACCAGACCGACGAAGTTTACGAGTTCTGCGCCATCAATTCGGACTGGGTGCTGCCATGCAAGGGCACCAGCACCATGCTGTCCCATTACCGCCTTTCCGTGGTCAATAAGGCTGGCAGCAAGGCCCACGGCATGACCCTGGTACTGGTGGACGGCGGCAAGTATAAAGACCAGATCGCAGCCCGTATGCGGAAGCCGAACGGGACAGGTTCCTGGCAGGTTTACAAGGACTGCGACATGGAATACGCCGAACAGGTAACGGCGGAACACAAGGTAACAGAGCGATCCGGCGGGAAAGAGGTCCAGAAATGGGTGCTGAAATCCTCCCACGCTGACAACCATTACCTGGACTGCGAAGTGTACGCAGCCGCGGCGGCGGACGTTATGGGCGTCCGGTCCCTGTACCTGAAAAGCGTGTAGGGACAGGCGGCGGCACCGGAGCCGCGGAAACCGGCCAAGCAGGAACCGCGACAAAGCCAGGAAGAAAACTGGATCAACCAAAATGACACATGGATCTGACAGGAGGCCACCAAATGAGTACAAACACAAAAGCGGCTGAAATGCTGGAGCAGGTAAACAGCGCCATTTCAGCCATTCTGGCCGGCGGCCAGTCATACAAGATCGGCAGTCGATCCCTGGTGCGGGCGGACCTGGCCCAGCTGAAAGCCATTCGTGACGACCTGGAGGCGCAGATCGACAGCGGGACGGACAACTGCCTGCTGGATCGCACCTTTGTGGCGTTCTTTGACGGGAGGTAACCGCATGGGGGCCTTTGACAAGATCGTGGCCGCTGTTTCCCCACGCCGCGCCTGTGAGCGCGAGGCATGGCGGCAGCAGCTGGAGATCCTGCGCGGATATGACGCAGCGGGGTACGGACGCCTAAATGCCGGGTGGCGGGTACACAACGAAAGCGCGGAGGTTACGGATCGTTTCAGCCGTGACGTGGTACGCGCCCGCGCCCGCGACCTGGAGCGCAACAGTGATATTGCCCAGTCTATCCTCCACGCCTACAAGCGCAACGTGGTGGGCAAGGGCTACACCCTCCAGGCGAAAACAGGCAACGATGAACTGGACGAAAAGCTGGAAAAGGCGTGGCGCCAATGGTGCAAGGCCAGAAACTGCGACGTGACCGGCGAACAGAGTTTCAACCAAATGCTGCGTATGGCGGTAGACCGCAAAAAGGTGGACGGCGGCCTGCTGTTCCTATACCGCTACACCAAACAGGGGCTGGTCCCGTTCCAACTGCAGGCCATTGAGGTGGACGAACTGGACGTGACCGCCAGCAAGCCGAAGCACCAGGGAAACCGTGTTGTGGGCGGGATCGAATACAACCAATGGCGCAGGCCGGTGGGCTACTGGATCAATCAATACGACATTGAGGGCTGGAGCCTGAACGACCCCGTTTACATCGAGGCCAAGGACGTGTATTTCTACAAATCCAAGAAGCGGCCCAGCCAGCTGCGGGAAATGTCCGACATGGCCCCCACGATCACCAGAGTGCGGGACACCAACGAATTTATTACCGCTGTTTCCGTCAAGGAGCGGATCGCGGCCTGCCTGGCCGTATTCATCAAGCGGGCGATCCCAAGCGGCGGTTTTGGCCGTGGCGGAGCCAGAACACCGGACGGCGGAATGGACTATGAGGGCAAGAAGCTGACCCCCGGCATGATCCAGAGCCTGGGCGCAGGTGACGAAATCCAGGTGGTCGATCCAAAGGGTTCCAGCGGCGACGCGGCGGGATTCCTGAAAACCCAGCAGGCGCTGATCGCGGCGGGGCAGGGGCTGAGTTATGAGGCCGTCAGCCGCGACATGAGCGGGGCCACCTATTCCTCCGCACGGCAAAATGCCATTGAGGACGAAAACACATACACCGAGGACGTGGAGCTGCTGACAGATTTTATGTCGGAGGTGTACGAAACCTTTGTTATTTCCTGTTATCTCTCCGGGCTGGTCGATATGCCCGGCTTTTGGGATAAAAAGGCGCAGTACCTCGCGCACAGCTGGACGAAAGCACCGAAAAAGTGGATCGATCCGGCAAAGGAGGCGAACGCCGGCAAAATCGCTCTGCAAAGCGGCCAGAAAACATTTATGGACGTGTGCGCGGAGCAGGGCAAGGACTGGAAAGAAGCCGTTGACGAAATGGCGGAAGTCCTGAAATATGGCCGCTCTGTCGGCGTCGAGTTAGGAGGTGTGATTTATGGAAATGGAACGACAGCAGCACGGGAAAACACCGCAGAGAGCGGAGGGCAGGCCGGAAAAGAATAACGGCCAGCGCAGCATGGGCCACATTGAGGCGGCGAGATCGGCGGAGGCGGACAGCCGCAGACGCACGATCAGCTTTTCCAGCGAGGAACCGTATAGACGGTGGTTCGGTATGGAAATTCTCGACCACGGCGAAGGAGCCGTGGATCTCTCCCGCTTGAATGAGGTGGGCGTTTTGCTTTTCAACCACAACACCGACAAGGTGGTGGGAAAGGTGATCCGCGCCTGGGTGGAGAACCACCGCGGCATGGCCGAAGTAGAGTTCGATACGGACGACGACGCCGAAAAGATTTTCGGTAAAGTGAAGTCCGGCACCCTGAAAACCACATCCGTGCGTTACAGCGTGGACAACTGGGAGGAAGTGGTGGCCGGCAAGAACTCTGCGGACGGACGTTTCACTGGCCCCTGCCAGATCGCCCGCAAATGGATGCCGCTGGAGGTGTCCATTGTTTCCGTACCGGCGGATGCCACCGTGGGCGTGGGCAGAGACGATGACACGGAGCAGAAAACGAGCCCGGGCCTTTCTGTTTACGAAAAGCAGATCCAGATCAACAAAAATCTTTATCATTGAGGAGGCAATACAACCATGACCATTCAGGAAGTGATCGCCCGTCAGCAGGCTATTGTGAGCGGCGCCCGCGCCGCCAGCCGTGACCTGACGGCAGAGGAAAGAGCAGAATTTGACGGCCTGCAGCGCCAGATCGACGCGGCAGGCAACAATCCCGCCCAGGGCGCAGAGGGCCAGGACGGCGAGGATCCCACCGGCAGCGCCCGCGGCATGGACAACGGCAACGGACAGCAGGGCACCGACCCCACCGAGGCCGCCCGCCAGGCCGTCGTGGCGGAGCGTCAGCGCGTGAGCGACATTACCGCGCTGTGCCGTCAGGCGGGCATGGATCCCACGGAGCATATCCGCAATGGGGATAGCATGGACACCGTAAGACAGGCGGCGGTGGACCACCTGCTGGCACACGGCGCCCCCGTTTCCAGCCGCATGAACGGTGACGAAGGAGACAATTTCCGCAAGGCGGCCGTGGACGCTATGCTGCTGCGGGCCGGCGTGAACGTGCAGGATCCTGCCAAGGGCGCGGAGGAAATGCGCGGCTACTCCCTGCGCGATCTGGCCATTGAGTGCATGGCCCGGGACGGCGTGGGCACCACCACCTCCCTGCTGCGTATGAGCAAGGACGACCTGTGGAACGAGGCTTGTCGCCAGTTCTTCAACCCCACTGCGGCATTTCCCGCGATCCTGGACAACGCGATCCGTAAAAACATTGTCCAGATGTACCAGGAGAT